CTCTATACTGTAGAAAGCGTACTCGGCTTGCCAATGCTCCCGGTTTATGCTCTTTAATGTGCGTAATTCAGGTTTAAATTTTACTAATACATGTTTTACGTGAGGGATATCATGCGGTCGATATCTATTAATTACTCCGTCATCTTCTATCCATATGTCAGCTAATTCATAATCACATGCATTTATAACCCAATTTTTATACGGCTCATTCCATGCTTTATCTATTAAAAAATCTGCATTATCTGGAACATTCATTCTGTTGCGATCTGATATATTCCAAGAATAATCAAACAAATCTTTCTCGGAACGTCCGGACCAATATGTATAGCGTTCCACACCTATTCCTTTGGCTGCTATAGTAACACCAGGACCACTAACATAAATTTCCATAAATCATGTGCCCCATCTATTACCGAACAAATCTACATGTAATCTTGGGGAAAATTTATATCCATGTTTCATTGCAATTTCTGCAACATTAAATTTTGTATGAGCTAATGTCTCAGACGTCCCACCACAAGGCATTAAATAAATGTCATGGTAATCTTCCCATCTATCATAAACATATTCTATTTCCTTAATTTCTTTAATGTCCTGTTCATCTTGAACTACAAATTTTAAATACAAATGTGAATTTTGTACTTTTTTATATTGTCTCCAATTTTCAGGTTTAATTGCTTTAAATCCCAATTCACCACTTATACTTAATTTTGGACTACAAGACCAAGTGATATGATGATCTTTTAGACTAAACTCATGCAACCATTCAAGAAATTTGTCTGTTAAAGCAAATGAACTATTTGTTTCAAATGTAATATTTTTAATATGCCTGAGTGATTCGTGGCCTAATAAATCCGGTAATTGTTTTTGCCACATCATTGGTTCACCGCCTGTAATCACTAAATGAATATCTTGCATATTTTCTTCATAAAACCATTTTTTATCTGGACAAAGATTTGTTAGTTTTTCTGCTAATATATCATGCTCTTCAAATGTTGATAGATGCATATATTCTTTTGCCCAGCTAGCTGAACTATCACAACCTTTTTCCATTACAGGCAATTCTTCGATGCTCTTATATTTACTAACATCAAGATTTTTCCAAGGCATTTGATCACGTGGAACCAAGTTTCCTCTTTCCTGACCAAATCCTGGACATTCAAAATTACACCCAAATAATCTTAAAAATACACTGGGTGTTCCTACAAATCTACCTTCGCCCTGAATGCTATAAAACATTTCAGAATATCTAATTTTTGACATATGTTTACTCGTCTACTTCAAATAAGTCTTCATTCCATTCTCGGTGACCTTCACGCCAAGCCATGTTAGTTTGTGTTTCACGTACCTCTACCCTATAACACCAAATCCTTTCGGCTTCTCCCGGACCCCACATATCAGGAATGAATACTCCATTTATATATTTGTATAACATAGAAGACATTCCTTCACATCCAAGTTTTGGCAATATAGTAAGTTTTGCTATTCCTGCTTTTTCTAGTTGTTTATAAAGATCCATTTCTGGTTCATCTTCTGCTACCAATAATGTATGATCAAATTGTTCATCTAAGAAACTTTTAAGTTCACCTAAACCACCGTAATCTACAACCCAATTTCTAACATCCAAATCATCCGTACCAAAAAAGAATCTCATAGTAAAACTATAACCATGAATAACATTACAATGACTATCCGCTTTATATTGTCTATATGCACAAGGAAACTTATCAACATATTCCTTTGTGCTATTATATTTGTATGTTCTTGGTTGGTTATTCTTTAAAGTAATTGAACTCATGTTCCTCCTCTTCATTCTCCTCATTAATGTAAGCGTCAGCCAATTCTTTATTAAATTGTCGTCGTTTTTTAGATAACTTTTCTAAGATATCTTTGCTGAGCTTTTCCTTAGTTTTTTGTTGTTTATATGACTTTGCCATAATTCGGGGCTCTTAATTTTTATTTGTTTAAGATTAGTCCTACGTTTTTTTCTAGCACTTTGCAAATGCATAATTTTAGCTCTCTCATAAAAAACTCTTCCATTCATATGATCCATCTCGTGTAAAAAAATACGTGCTGACAAATCTGAAAAATAACCTGTAAAATTCTCACCAGATGCGTTTTCCCATGATGCAGATAAACTCAATGGTCTTGATATTTTAACATATAATCCTGGATAGCTCAAACATCCTTCACTTTCATAAATGAAGTCTTCTGATTCTTCAATTATTTCTGGATTAAACACTACCATATCCTGACCTTCATGATTCATAGAAAATACTTTATATTTGTAACCTATTTGATTTGCGGACAATCCTACGCCTCCAAAATGATTCATACTTTCAATCAATTCATCATAAAGTTGTATTGCATCCATTGGAGGGGCCAAGCGACTAAATGGAATAGTCTCTTGATTTAAAATTTCGTGGTCTTCTGATACTAACTGCTTCATACTATTATACTAAAATTTTTACGTTTTTCAAATTTCATATGAACTCTAAATTTATCATATAAAGTGTCGCCCTTATGACTAATAACAAATACATTTGTTGAACTTCCCTGTTCATTCACAATCTTCATAAATTCATCTGTACCTTCACCATCTAAAGAACTATCAAATACTTCATCTAAAATTAATAAATTTGTATTGACAGAATTTTTTAATTTAGCAATTGCTCTCCATGTAAACAATAATGCTAAGTCAATACGCATCTTCTCTCCCTCACTGAAAGAATCATACGTGAAATCATCTCTATATCTTGACTTAATTTCTTCATTAAAATTCTCGTCTAAATTAAAAGACACAAAGAAATTCATTTGAGTTAAATATTTGTTGATTAATTTATTCATAATCGGCAAATATTGTTTAACTATCCTTGCTTTAATACCCTCATCCTTCAAAATATTTTTAGCCGTAAGTTGTAATTCGTTTTCTTCTAAAAGCTCTTCTCTTTTTAAATTAAATTCTTGTAATTCTTTTTCAAATTCTTTTAATCTCTTCTTTTCTTCCTTTATATCACCTGTATCATCTTCCGTTGCTTTAATTTCTTTTTCAATCTTTTCAATATATTGATCAATTGCACTTACGCTATTATTAATTGATTGTGTTTTAGTCTGGTGAGATTGTATGTCTTCTTGGATTGATTGTATTGTGGAAAGTCTTGTTCTAACTGCGTCCAATTGGCCGTCAATTTCTTCGATAGCATTCTCATATTCTTTGATCTTTTCTTGCTTTTGAATAATTTCTTTGTGTTTGAAGGAGTGGTCGATGTTTTGCTTACATGTTGGACAATCATCATTTGACTCAAAGAAGGTGATATTCTTTTGTTCGGAATCAACATTCCGGAGGATTGAACGTTGATAGTCTGAAAGTTTATCATGTTTATCACTTATCTGTTTTGAGTCATTTACTTGATCTAATAATTCGGATACTGTATTACTAATATCAGACATTTCTTTTAATAAAGATGTTTTCTGATCTAAATTATTTTTAACATCCTTTTCGAATCTTTTAACTAAAGTTTTTGTTTTATTACTTAATTGTATTATATAGTCTTCCTTCAAGTCTATTTTATTTTGAACCAAATCTTTAGAATTCTTATTTGTATCTAATTGTAATTTATTTTCAACCGTGTACGTTCTCAATATATTAGACATAGATGAAAAAACTTGAATATCTAAGAGATCCTCTATAATAGCTCTTCTATCTTGTGCTCTCAATTGCATGAAAGGAACAAATGAAGAGTTGCCTAATATTATAATCTGGGTGAAAGATTTATAATTTAATTTTAAAATACTCTTTTCTAAATATTCTTGAAAGTCCCTTATATTCGCATCTTGTTGTAATGGAACGTCATCGACCTTTATTTCAAATAAATTAGGTTTAATGCCTCTGCGAACAAATATATGTTTTTTCCCAATCAAAAATTCTATTTCAACAATACTCTCCTTTTCGTTGATTGAATTTACTAATTGAGGTTTATTAATTTTACGAAATGGTTTCCCAAATAAACCGAATGTTATTGCATCCAGCATAGTACTTTTACCAGCACCGTTTTCACCTGTAATTAAGGTCGTTTGAGACCTATCCAGTTGTATGTCTGTAAATATATTTCCACTACTTAAAAAATTCTTGTAGCGAACATTTTTAAATAATATCATTAATCTTCAGCTAAAAATTCTGGGTCTGGCTTAGTACCATCCTCAAATTGATATTCATTAGTTTTTAGCTGATGTTCTAATGCTTTATGAACTAATTGATTTAATGTAATATCCCTTTCATGGGCTATTAACATTAATCTAAACAAAAGTGGTTCTTCTAATTCAAGCTCAACTTGTTCCCACTTTTTCTTTGTTTCTTTTGTTTTATTATGGGTACCGGACATAAAAAGTCTCTCTGCTTCTGCAATTGTACAATTATTCTCTGCTGCGATTTCTGGTAGGCGGTCTTTATAGAACCAACTTGCATTATCACTCATATTATTCTAGGGTTAAGGATTCATTATATAGGTTTCTCATCAAAATGTCAAGGCTTTTTTTATTAACATTTGTATCTAAGCCTTCAATATATGTGGATAAAATTGTCATAGTATCTTGTGCTTCGTCAACGATATCATCAGTATCATCAAGTTCAGCAAATGCCTCAACCACACTAATATCACCAACTCCAGATTTATACATTTTATCTAAAACAATATCAAAAAGAAATGGATTCGTTTTATTTTCAACAATAATTTTTATATAACACTGTTGCCAATCATCAAAATCCATTTGATTGACTTCTTCGGGGGTCCATTCTAAATCATTGTAATAAAACTTATGAAACATTTCATAAGGATTTTGAATGAAAGTTAATTCTCTTGAATCATGATTAAAAATATGGAAACCGCGAGGATCCTTATAATCCATCCAATTTGTCTGATAGGGATTACCTGTATAATAAATGGTTCCGTTATCACTTTTATGATGAAAGTGCCCGCTAAACACCATATCAAATTTTTCAAATAATTTACGATCTAATCCTTCTTGGCAGAATTGACCTCTAATCATTTCGAATCCACTGATTTCAAAATGTCCAAATAATACTTGATGTTCTGTATTTTTTATTAAATTGATACTTTCATCATAATTATCATTACATACCCATGGCATCAAAACACAATTTTCCATTTCAATTGCTTTTGTAAATACTTTAATATTATCATATTCCTTTAAAAGTAATTCAACTGAATTCACTTCATTTGTTGTCTTATAAAAGGTATCATGATTACCTGCTAACATCCAACATTCAAGATTATTCTCTTTTAAGGGATCAAAGAAATATTTTTTAGCATCATATAATGTTTTATAATTGACAAACTTTCGTCTATCAAATACATCACCCATATGAATAACATGTGATATGTTATGTTCTTTTAAATAAGGGAAAAAAATATCTTTATAAAACTTAGCAAAAAAATTACTAAAAACTAAGCTATCGTTTCTGGCACCGAAATGAGTATCGGTAATAATGGCTGATATCATGTGGTTGGGGTGGCAGCCTTTACCATATAAGGCACTAATGTATTAGCACCGGTTGCGCCGGGTTTTACTTTTGCTTTTTTTGCTTTTGCTTCTTCAAAGTCGCCTACAAATTTATACATATTTGCCTTTTGTTCTTCAGATAAAACTTCGTAATTAAATGCCCCTTCTGAATCATGGTCCGAAAGTACAGTATTATCCGATAACATACCATTATTGTGTATGGACTTATATTTTATATATAATTGTTTCTTTTCTTTTTGAATACGTCTTATAAAGGCAAAATAAATGATTTGTGTAAAATATGAAAAGGGATTGGATGATTTTTCCGGGTTAAAGTTATGAGCAGCTTGAACACAATTTTCAATGCCATCAGATATCATTTCATCTCTAAATGCATAATTAACAAAGTTTGGTCTTAAACTTAATCTTTCTGCTATCTTCATAAAACACTCTCCAATATAATCTGGTATAATTGGTACTAATGCTTCAGGATCCTTTTCCGCTACCTCTGCAACATGAGTTTTATAAGCAACCATTTCTAAATGGAACTTCTTATTATCTACATAATGTATTGATTTCTTTTTAGCCATAATTTACTTCCCTTGCCCCCTGTATCTTTTCCAGTTAGCTTTTTGAGATTTATTTTTAGGCGATGTACGTCGAGATTTACCGATACTAGTTCTCTTTTTTCCACCTGTTTTTTTACTAAAGGTTATACCTTGTCTACTTCTTGCCACGTGTTTTCTTACTCGCTTTCTTCTTAGGTTTATTTTTAGGTTTAACTTTTGTTAATGCTTCTTTGATAGATTTTTTAATAGGTGCTTCCTGAGCTAAACTTCCTACTGGTTCATCTTCAGCATTTTCTGCTTGTAATTCAATTTCCACCTTCTTTTTAATAGGTAAAATATTATCCACATCTGATTTTGTAGATTTTTTTGCATCTTTTAATTGTGCTTCTTTGTAAACAATAGCAGTATGTGAATTAAAAGAATCTATATCAGATTCTAACTTTTGCATTTTTTCAAGAGTATTATAATTAGTTACTTTGTGGTAAGCATTAGCTTTTTGCATTGTATTTCTAGTAGATAAATCATCAATATCAACTTCTGCAATATGATTTGGTTCAAATAATCTAATTGATTTATTGTGAAATTGACAATGTTGAGCTGAATAATCTCTATGAAGAATCATACTTCTTGGAGGAAAAACTGTAACTGTAGGAGTTCCAATATGTTGTGCTAAGTACGAAAAACCACCCCTTGATGATACTAACATTGTAGCTTTAGATATTTTTGTAAACAATTGATTTGGTGTCATGGAATAGGTAAGATATTCTAAACTATAACCGGCTTTCTTTAAAGCTTTTTCTAAACTGCTCCAATATGCTTCAACTTCCTTTTTATCTTGTGATATCATTTTATCACCAATATTTGCAAAAGAATAATTGTCTATTAAATTCCAATCCCTAGGAGGTGAATATCTGTAAATAACAACATTCTTTTCTTTAGGAAGTGTCCACTGTGATTTTGAAGGAAACCACTCCATTTGCATTGAAAGAGGAACAAACCAATATTGTTCTAAATTAACAGGAACATATTTGTTCCACATTCTTCGATAATTTCTATCAGTATGTTTCATCAATGCCTTACCACGAAAAGCACTTTTATATGTTCTCAAAATATTCCCAAATGATCGGCGAATTTTAATATACTGATATTCAATATTTGATTGCCACTGTTTATGAATCAAATATTCAATCTTATCAATTGTTGTTTCTTTATTATCAAAACCTTTTTTATAATGAGTATCGTCAACTAAAATTTTTATTTTAATAGGTCTTAATTCGTTTAACCATAACCAATAGTTTAAATTACAAGAAATATCACCATATCCAAAATCAGTGACACAACTAATCCACTTGGACAAATCTAAACCAATAGTATTTACAAAAACAGAATCAATACTGGTTGAATCTATATATTCATGTTCTAGTTGATGATAACGCGTCCACCTATTACTGGGTAATAAGATGTTTGGTCCTCTAGATGTATTATTCTTATCATCATCAAACAATACCTCAATGGCTTTCTCTTTAATAGACATATTATACCCTATTTCTGGAAGAAAATCAAGGGTTTATTTTTTCCTTGACGTTTTATTAAAAATGTATTATAATAAATATGTTGTTGCCGCAGGGAGAATATATAATTCTAAAATCCAATGTGGAACATACGATATTTAAATTGTTGTTCGTTATATTGTGAAATTCTTTCTTTAAAATGTTTAAGTGTATAATTAATATACGACTTATAACATAAATCATCAGCAATATCATATAATGTAGCTTCTTCCTTTTTACTTCCCTTTCGCAATCCTCTACCTATTGATTGTAGATTTCTTATTTTAGATTTACTAGGGCTAGCAAAAATGATATTATGAAGATTCCTAATATTAATACCAGTACTGAAGGTACCAAAACTTGCAATGATGATAGCATCGTCTTCTGATTCTGTGATTCTTCTAATTTCTTCTCTATCTGGTCCACTTACTCCTCCATGTACAAAAAATACTTTTCTATTATTATTTACCTTTTCTAATATTATATTATATAGTATTTCTCCATGTTTTTCAACGAATTGATATAATAATAATGTATTTCCTTTTTGATCACATGCAAGATTTCGAATAAAGTTATTTCGTTTTGTATGATTAATGAGAAAAGCAATTTCATCTTGATAACTAAATTTTTTAGCTTCTAACTTTTCCGCTTCACTATATCTTAATACTATACATTGTATTGAAAATTGTGCTAAGTATCCTGCATCAATTAAATCTTTAGTTTGTGTTACTTGATGAATAGGACCGAATAAACCTTCAAGAATTAATTTATGGGTTTTAGAATCATCTAAGGTTCCTGTTGTTCCGAACTTCCAGCGGCAACTTGTTAGCTTGTTCATAACCGAAGTTAAGGACTTTGCTTTAAATAAATGTGCTTCGTCACCAACCATAAAGCGGAACTCGTTAAAGTAATTCTTAGGCAAAGCATAGATAGATTGCCAAGTAGAAATTACGACTTGTTTATTAGATTCTTTTTCTGCGCCAGCTGTGATTATATGGCAATGTTCTGAAACATTCCAATCATTACTATATTCTTGAAAATCTGTATACATTTGTTGTGTTAGCGATACAGTTGGCACCACTATTAAACTCCTCGTATTAAAATACCGTAGTAACAAATATATAATAAAAGACTTACCAGACGCTGTAGGAGATAGAAGTAAACACCTATCCATATTAATACATTGTCTAACAGCTTGTAATTGATAATCTCTCGGGGTTAAGTTTAAATTAAGACGTTCACTAAATCTAGTACAATCAATATCACTAAAATTATTATCCCCGAGCGTAATGCTTTCATCAATTTGTAACTTATAGTCTCCGGCTTCACAGAACTTTTTAACGTATTCATATAATCCATAGTACAGTTGCCTTTTTCTAACATCAAATAATCTTATTTTTCCATCCCAAAAACCACTTCTATAAGATGGAGTAAATTTTGCATTTGGAATTTCAAACGTAAAATAATCATTTAACTCCGCTGCTTGTGAAGCATCACAGTCAATGAAAATATGAACATCATTTACTTTACTTACCTTCATGATCCCATTGTAAATTTTAAAAAGTCAATTGCAGATCGTATATTATATCCTCTAGTATTTAGGGACTTGATAATTGATTCTAAAAATTCCACTTTAAGTTTTGTATATTCGTATTTTTCATCTGTTTTAATCAAATCATCATCTCCTGCAAGATATGTTTCTATTTTAGGTTCATATCCTTTAATTATTTTGAACATAAATGGTTCCCAACCAAGTTCTTCTAATTCAACTTGGCTCATTTTACCTGCGTAATAAATGGTCTTTATTTTTAGAAGTTTCTTTTTTTCATAGAATAACTTTTTTAGTTGGAGGGCTTCATCATTATATAATCCCAAATATTTACTGTGGAGATTAGGAATCTTTAGCAGTTCTACATCTAATTTTGTATCATCAAGTTGACAATCTTTTTGCCAAATTTCCTGAAGTTCACTTAATTTCATAATATTATTTGTCTGATGGATTTAACCTTGTCATTTCGTAATAGTTATATTGAAAAGAAATATCTGCAGTTAAATATGTGATTTCTGATGCTGTTATATCCATACTAATGGATGATATAGTTTTGGGCCATACATCAAAAAAATCAAATCTTAATGCTGGATTTTTAGAGCCAGTAAGAATAAACAAAGATGCATTTGTTTTAATTTTAGCCGCTATCTTAGCTTTTGCATATTGATCATAACTCTCAGGTTTACCTAGTCCAATTATCCATTGTTGAATTTCCTGCCAATTGCGCATATATTCATCAACAATCATTGTTATAGAAAATTCATCGTATGTAAGATTATCGCCGGCTACCCAATGCTGTCTGTGAGGAGTTGCTACTGGTACTTCTGAAATAGATACGCCAGGTATATTTGCAGTTTGACAATAAAATGATGTT